ATGAAAATGGAGTAGACTGGAGAACTGTTGATCAAGTAGATGAAGGTGATGATGGACTCACTGCCATTGACAGTTACGTACCAACTGTTGAAGATTTTGCGGAATTAGGTTTCAGTATAAAATTGACTCTGCATGATAATCTGAATGAAGCTAGTTTTTGTGGGATGATCTATGATATTGATGAGGAGATTGTTGTTAGGAATCCATTTAATTTGTTAGCTGGGTTATTTTGGACAAATAGAAAATATGTTTCTTCTAGTGATACTGTGTTGAAAGGATTATTCAGATGTAAGGCCTTAAGTTTGTTGTATAGTTATCCAGGATGCCCAATAATCTATTCTGTAGCCAAATGGATGACTAGAGTTTCTGAATCTTTTGGAACTGCTAGGGTTGAAGCTATGGGATCTAGATACATGCAAGAATTGTTTTTGTTGAACCAAGATTATTATTCAATGAACAAAAGCAAATTTCATAAGGAAGTTGGACCAGCAACTAGGAACTTAATGGAAAAAATGTATGGTGTTACAACTGAACATCAAATTTTGATAGAAGAATATTTTGATAGAAAAACTGACTATGACATGATTTCTTGCCCAATATTGGAATCATATATGCCTGAGAAATTTAGACGTTTCTACGACACATACACAGAGGAGTGCGATGTATGTGACATGGATGAAATTAAATATACGGTTAAGACCTACTCATATGATGAGAATTTGGACGTTTGGGATGACGACGAAGATACTTGGTTCCATCCTGATGAAGTTAGAAAGGATGAATTTACAATGGATTGGTATAAAGACTGCATGACGATCAAGCACGATAAAAAGAGAGACATCATTATCAAGGAAGAGAAAATGGATGAATCTTATGACACAGATGAAGACCTGAATGATTGTTTTGAAGACATGGGTCTCCCCAAAATAGAATTGGATCGGGATGATGTAGTAGAATTTGATGAAGAGCTTTTTAATTTTGATGGTACGCTAAAACGTTTTGAATTGTTGGATGATTCTGATTCTGATGATTTTATGGTGAAGGGAAGAGATCTAGAGGCTGGAAAAGGTTGGAATTTTGAAAATCCTGGTGTAGATAACTTTCTAAAGCAAATCAATGACCAAGTAGATAGGGAAATTTGGGAAGATAAGTTTACCAAACCTTTCAACTTGTTTGGAGTGTTACAAAATCTTTGGACCAAGGTTAAGATATTTGGTAGGAAGAAGCTCAGACCTGGGGGATCTGGTTTTATGGTGTTTTTGGAAACACCCTTCGAAATAATAGGGGGAATATTTCAAATGCAACGAAATAATAAATCCAAAAATTCGAAGAGAGGCAAACTTTCCAATAGGAGAAATGCTAATCGCAACAATGTAAATTTACCTAAGAGAAAAATTAAGAAACAAAATAGACCTAGGGGCAATAGGGCTATCAATTATTCTAGAGCTCCAGCTGCTCTTGGTACTCAACTTAGAACTAAAGACGCGAAATTCTTTAGATCTAATGATGGATCAATTCGAGTGGTACACAGAGAACCACTGGGTGTGCAAACAGGAACAACAGCTTTTGCAATAAGTCAATTTGCAGCAAATCCCGGCTTGGTGGCAACTTTTCCATGGCTGAGCAAGATAGCACAAAATTTTGAGACATATAAATTCAACAAATTGAACGTTGAATACATTACTTCAGTTGGTTCAAATGTGGGTGGTTCAATTTGTATAGCACCAGACTATAATTCTGCTGACACACAACCTACAAATTTACAACAGATGGAACAGTACATGGATGCTTGGAGGGATGTATTTTGGGAGAATGGAGTGTGTAGAATCAACCCAAAAGGAATGGGTGCTTTAGGTCCAATGAGATACATCAGGTCTGGGGCTTTGGGAGCAAATTTAGATGTTAAGACTTACGATGTGTGCAATATATTTGTTGGTACCAGTGGTATAACTGTAGACTCAAGTGGTAGTCAAATTGGAGAATTGTGGGTTAGTTATGATGTGGATTTGTGCATACCCAATTCTTTTCTCTCTGAAACTAGCGAACCTGCTTTTGGATATGTGTCAAATGTTGCAGGAACAGGAGTAGCTACCACTAATGCTTTTGGAACTACATCGACTACAGGTGGACTGTTGGGAATAACCAATGTTGGTGAGGCTATAACTGTTACGGGTGCCTCCATTGGAATGAATTATGAAATAAGATACTCTGGAGATGCGACGACCTTAAGTGCTGCTGTTAATATGGGCACTTTAGTGGGTATCACTCAAAATTATATATTGAGTCCTTTTATCGCGAACACTTCTTTTGCAACAATTGGGAATTATACGGCGACTGCTTCGACTTTCAGCATATCTGCAAATCCACTTGGAACACTATCAGGTGCCTCGAATGTAGTGTTCACTGTTATTCAAGTCCCTTTTACTTAAAATACCATTTAGGCAGGAAGAGCCGAAAAATCCCGTAAGCTCCAAGATGTAAATGAGCACCAGTATTGGCAGCTACTGGTTTAACAAACCTCTGTTACTGTGAAGAGAAGCAGTATAAAACACTCTCCATGTTTTGTCCATTTTCTCAAAATGGAATCGGAGCGACCTAAAATATCGTCCA